TCGAAAGGAACACCTGGAAGCGACTTCCGTCACTTCTTCGTGTCTCCCCAGAGGAGCAGCACCTGTCTTCGCGTAAGCTTAAACAGGGCCGACACCTCAGGAGACGATTCTCCGAAGACCAACAGGTTTGGACAGCCTGTTGGTCTGGTTTGGTCCACGCTGGTTGGTCCTCGCTCCGTGTGGCCTGGTTCTTGCACAAGTGGGTCGTGAAATCCCTCCGCCGTCCCGGCGGTTGGATCCATGTGTCCAAGTGTGTCAAGAGCCTGTGCCACACCGTCAGGTCGGGCTCTCTCCACGTGCCACAGCCTGTGGGCAGTCCTGCCATCCCAAAAAGGGTGGTGGACTGTCTGTACAGGCTCGCATGGGAGAGTCCACTTGACGGGTTCGCCTTCTCTAGACTTGCGCGTGCCCTCCCTCAGCCCCCGATTTCGGGCGTTGATGTGGAGGCCGCGCTCGTCATGGAGAAGTCGAAGCGGAGCGGGACCACATCGGATTGGGCATTGCGGTCGGTTCGCGAGTACGTGCTCCAGCACGCAACTGGAAGACGCACTCGCGTTCCTCTCTCTTTGCCGTCCAGTCCGAGCGCCTGCTATGAGTCGCCTGCGACTCAGGGCGGGCTCGACGGCTACCTCCTGTCGACAGGTCTCCGTGCCGCCCAGATGCGTGCGCACGGTAAAGTCCTCACGTGGAGGGGAGGCGACTCCATGGAGTTGCTCTCCCAAAGCGTGGTGGATCGCTACCGGTTGTACGCTCAGGACTCCCTCGGAAGGTCCACTTACGCGGCCATCCGAAGGATTTCTAAGAAGCACGGGGACCCTGACGACGCCGACGCCATGGTGGAGGGTCATCGTGCTCTGGGTATCCTCGAGTTGCGCAGGCGCCGTCATCTTTATGATGACCGCACTTGCTGCAGGCTCGAGGTACTCAGAGCACCTGGTTTCAAGTACAGGGCTCTCGGCATCCCTTCGGCCCTCAACTTTGTTGAGGGCTCCTGGGTGCGGGAGTCCTGTCACTTGTTGCCGGAGGCTGACTGGGACGTTTCCCAGTGCCAGCCCGGTGACCTCCCTCCGCTGCCCTCTCGCATATCGACCTGGTTCGCCAGTGTCGACATGTCGAAGGCAACAGATGGACTCCATCACGACGCCGTGGAGGCGGTCGTTGAGGCGCTTTGCGAGTCCGGGTGCATTCGTAAGAATGACCTCCCGCTCGCGAAAGCGTCGCTCGGATTGGACCCTCTGCACACTTGGGAGTACTCCTTCGCCGGTGAGGACGAGGAGCACACTTGGAAGTGGCGCAGAGGCAGTCCGATGGGCACTCCCCTCAGCTTCACCGTCCTGTCCTGGATCTCTGCCTGGGCCTCTTCCGCTTTCTCCAGCGGGAGGGTCCGGGGCGACGATGCGGTCGGCGCCGCCAGTTCGGAGCGTAAGCTGCGTGCTCAGTTGCATGAGTACGCGGTTGCTCTCGAAATGGTCGGTGCCGAGCTCAACGTCGCGAAGACCTTCGTCACGCAGGGTGCTTTCACATTCTGCGAGACGATCGGTACTCCGGCGACCAGGGGTGGACGGGAGAAGCGTACTCGACTCTTCGCCGTTCCTGCTTGCCCCGCGCCGGGCGGCGCACGACCGATGGTTGCAACACCAAATGTCGTGCGTCGGCACGGGCACGCGCAGGAACGGGTCGCGGTCACTCTCTCTCCGTGGCTCAACC